TTGAGACAAGCGCCACATCGGAAAGCATCAAGGTCGGGCCGATCACGATTGCGGGCAGTAACCTGCCAACGTCACCCGCGCGCATTGTTGCGGTTGAGGGGCTGTTGCGCGCCTACGTTCGCGGCGGTCAAGGGCTTATCAACATGAGGCGCGGGTGATGGCTACCATCCGCAGCCAAGTCACCGCCGCATTCGACACGCTGGTTGCCAAGCAACCGGACGCTGTGCAGACGGGCAGCATCCAGCGCACCACGCGCGCAGGTGGCGGGCCTAGTGACCCCACAGGCGGAACTGTAACAACCGCCACCACGGCGGCAAGGATGGCTGTGTTTGAAATCGCAGAACGCCGCATCGACGGCACCAACATCATGGCAGGTGACTTTCAAGTCATCATCGAGCCAATCATCATCGAGGTTACGCTTGATGATATGATCATCTGCGACCGTGGCACGCTGACAATTGCCAAGCTGGGCCGCGTTGCATCGGGTGGCGTGACTGCGCTTTATGACGCGGTAGGGCGGCGCTGATGGGGCAGTTCGCAAATCAGGTGCAGGGGTGGGTGCAAAAAACCATGGCCAAGTCGGACACGGCAGTTAGGATGATTGCGCTGCGCATGTTTACGCGTATCATCCTAAAAAGCCCCGTGCTGTCTGGCCGGTTTCGCGGCAACTGGCAGCTTGCAATTGGTTCTGTGCCAGAAGGCACGCTGGAACTTGATGACAAGACTGGCACCGCAACGATTGCAAAGGGCGCGGCGACTGTTATGGGCATCAACGCAGGCGACACAATCTACTTCGCCAATAACCTGCCATATGCGCGGCGATTGGAAGATGGCGGATATCCAGACGGCCCCAAGGTTGAGAACGGCAGGTCTAGCCAGGCACCCAACGGAATGGTCGCGCTGACTATCCAAGAGTTTCAATCAATAGTTTCGCGCATCGGCATAGAATTGAGCATCCAATGAGCGCCGAGGCTGATATTCATGTGGCACTGATGGCACGCGCCGAAGTAATGGCTACCGCGCTGTCGTATCCCGTGCTATGGCCGCAAAAGGGCGGCGACATTCCAACTGGCGAGCATCTCAAGATTGCGCATCTGCCAAACGATAACGAGCCCGCCGACATCGCAACCGACGTGATGTTTCGGCAGGGGTTTTTAGTCATCACGCTGGTTTCACCGCTTGGCTTGTATGAGGCGGTCACAAAATCAAAGGCGGGGCTAATTGCGGCGTTCTTCTACCGCGCTTTGCGCCTGACTGTGAACACGACTACCGTGACAATTACAGGCCACTCGGTTAGGATCGGCAGGCAGGAAGGACAAAGATGGGAAACCCCAATCTTCGTAGGCTACAGATCAATTGCGTGAAGTTTCGCACTGGAGTAAGACATGACTAAGACGGTCGCAATGGACCACCGGGGCTACCCCGGCGCGGTCGCAAACCCCAAAGCTGACGCGGTTCCCGTATGGGAGGCTGCGGGCTGGAAAGTCATCCCGACTGCCCCGGCCAAACCTGCCAAAATGAAAGGGCAATCAGATGACTAAAACGCACCTCGGAAAGCAGGCATGGACTGCTACTGGCGTCCCTGCGACCAATGACGCAGCCGGATTTGAGGCGTTGACATGGGTTCGCGTCAACGGCTTTGTTGGCGGCTTCCAGCTTGGATTTTCAGCAAACAATGTTGACATCCCTGACATCGCATCAGGCATTACGCTTGGATCAAAGGGTATGCGCAGCGGCAATGATAGCACGGCATCATTTCGCAATGTGGCATCCGACACAGGGCAGACCAACGTCAAAGGTTATGCCGATGACGCCACATCTGCGCATTCTGTCAAGATCATTTCCGCAGGGGCTGGTGTCGCTGCTGCAACTGGCGATCCTGTGCAGTACGCGCAGGGGTATTTTCACAGCTTCCTTGAAAACGAAATCGCGGAAGGCGGGTATGAAGGGTTCAACGTGAACTTCAAGCAAAACGCCGCGACCGTCAACGCCACGCAGCCAGCGTAACGGCATGTCAGCGAATGCAGGCTCAACAATTAAGGTCCGCCGCACTGGCGGGTCTTGGGTTGTGCTGGCGGGATATGCTGGTGGCCTAGGGCTTGGGGTGACTTCGGAAAGCCTGGCCCGCGATGGCGATGACGACGGCATGTTGCGGTTCATAAAAGGCAACTCCAACGGCGCGGTGTCGCAGATTGCTGTCCGGCTGATTGAGGATAACGCGGGGCAGGTTCTGATCCGCGAACTTGCCGAGTTTGATGACAACGGCCTTGGGGGTGTGCGGATTGAATACCCCCAAGGCTTGATCGTTGAGGCTGATGGCTTGTTTCATGGGCTTATCGAAAACCCCGTGAATGGCGACACCTATCAGGGCTTTATCGTTTCGTTCACGCAGAACGAGGTTGAGGTCCGAACCTAGCGCCCCGATGGGGTGGGGCGGCTGATTACGGAACAGGTCAGCCGCCCCGATGTTCCAATGTTCCAAGGAAACAACCGATGGACTTTACCAAATTTGACAGCGCCGCCAGTGCCTCCGAATGGATGCACCTTGAAATCGACAACGCCAAACTTTATTGGGACGCGAAAGACATGAGTCTGACGCTGACCAAGACCGACGCAGCCTGCAGGGTTGAGTTGAAGGGCGTTGGGTCCAATGAAGTTTTTGCCGCGTTCGAAAAATATCAGCACGCCGAAATGACATATCAGAACCACCTCAAGAAAGCCCGCTCCGCCGAGGTTGATGGCATCACGACGGCCCATGCTGAAAAGGCCGAAGGGCTTATGGATGACCTGATCGTGGTCGCGTGCAAGGATTGGGAAAATATCTATTTCGACGGCAAGGCCGAGGCGATGACCCCGGCGCTTATCCGCAAGATGATTGACCGGAAAGATGGATACTCAAAGCGCGCGATCCGCATGTTCCTGTTCAAGGCGCTGGCGGATCGTCGCGCAAATTTGACACCCGCCGCGTAGGACTGCGAACCTATGCGGCACAGCGGGGGTGGCTCAGTGTCACCCCCGAAAAGCACACCGAACCGCGATGGAAGGTTTTTGGTTGGGACATGCCGGAACTGGAAAGCGGGGAACACCTGCAGATCGTTTGGCACAAGGCTGGCGAATGCACGAACGGCGATGTCGCAACGCCTTTGAAGTGGCAAGAACTGATGGCATATTCTGCAATGACCGGCACAATTTTGACACATGAGGATTGGTGCATTGTCATGGAAATGTCTGTGGCGTATTGTTCCGCCATGTCTGACAGAAATGCCTTGTCCATGTCACCCGTAGAAAGGCTTGCAAATGGTTGACTTTGCGACACTCGGGGTAGGAATGGATACCTCAGCCCTGTTGCGCGGAAAGACGGCTTTAACTGACGTTAGCACGGCAGCGGTTGGCGCAGAACGATCCGCTGACAGGGCAGGGCGCGCGTTTGGTGGCATGGGGCGCGGGCTTGGGGTAATGGCGGCTGCTGCGCTTTCTGCCGCCTCTGCTATGGCCTTGATGGGGTCATCAATTCGCGCCGCGCGGGCATTTAGTGGCGCGCTGGCAGAGACTGGCACACTGATCAATGGCAACGCTCAAGAAATGGCTGCTATTGAAGTAGCTGCATCGCGCATGGCCCGCACGTTTGGCACAACAGCCACAGCGCAGGTGGAGGCGTTTTATCAGGCGATATCTGCCGGGTCCACAAGTGCCGCTCAAGCAACGGAATTGCTTGAGGCTGCAAACCGTCTGGCCATTGGCGGCGTGACCACGACCACTGTGGCCGTCGGTGCGCTGTCAACGGCTATCAACTCATACGGTGCGGCAAACCTCAGCGCGGCGGAAGCAAGCGACATTCTGTTTACTGGCGTTCGGCTTGGTGTCACGACGATTGACGAATTGGCGGGCGCGGTTGGAAACGTCCTGCCCATTGCAAACGCTCTTGGGATTGGCTTTGAAGAAGTCGTCGCTGCAACGGCTGCGCTGACCACGCAGGGCCTGACTACCGCGCAGTCTGTCACAGGCTTGCGCGCCGCGCTTGTGGCCGTGACGGGGCCGACATCGGAGGCGCGCGATCTTGCTGCCAGCCTTGGGCTAGAATTTAACAGCACATCTTTGACGGCGCAGGGATTTGCCGGGTTCATGCAGTCAGTTATTGACGCGACGGGCGGGTCAACAGATTCCATGCGAACGCTGTTCGGGTCCGTTGAGGCCACCACGGCGGTCATGGCGCTGGCAGGGGGCGGGGCGGCTGCACTGGCAACAGGTCTTGACGCAATGACGGACAGCGCCGGAGCGACACAGGCCGCGTTTGACATTGTGGCGGATAGCCTTAATCAGCGCATGACAGTAGCACTTGCGACATTGGCGGACATTGCGCGCGATTTTGGCGGCGTTTTGCTTGCCGTCGCGGTTCCGGCGCTGGAA